ATAACCCACTTAGTTGTCATTTTTACGCGGTTGATTATGATGGCAATGTTTATGTGATAGCCGAGCATTATGCTGCAAATCAAACGGTGCAGTGGCATTCTGAAAAGATTAAAGAAATTGCAAACACGCTTGATTGGCCAGTGGGCTTTTCTGGCAATTATGAAGCGCTTATAGATAGCGCCGCAACCCAGCGAACTCTTGCAAGCGAAAAAAGTGTTGTGGAATTATTTTTTGATAATGGCATAAGCGTTAATCCAAATGTGAATAAAGACTTGTTTTCGGGAATTAGCAAGGTTAAAAGTTATTTTAAAGATGCCAACGGAAACGCTCACCTTTTTATATTTAAAAATTGTGTTAATTTAATTAGGGAAATTAAAGGGTATTTTTGGGGCAATAATGATGCGCCAATAAAAAGAGATGACCATGCTCTAGATGAATTAAGATATTTTATTATGAGCCGTTTTGATAACCCTAAAATAAAAATCGAACCTAGTGAAGTGCAAAAAGACAAGCAAAAACTATTTAGGAAAATTAAAAATAGCCGTATTAATTTTTGATTATAAAAAACGCAAAATTGTATTACAAAATTTAAAATATTTATAAAATTTATAAAAACAATCATAAAAACGCAAAAAATATTTTGCAATAGTAAAACAATCATTATGTAATAATTTATAAAAACTGCAATATTGAAGAATAAAATGCAAAAAACTATAATATTTTATATATTTTTAACAAAACATTATGGATAAAAATAAACTATTAGACCAATTGAATAAATTGTTAATTAAAAAAGCAGAAGGGTTTTATTACACCGAAGAAGCCTATGAATACACCCTAGAAAACAAAAAAGAAGCTGCAAGGCAGCTTAGTTTTTTTGATGAAAAAGATATTGAAATGCCCCAAAAAAACATTTTAAAAACTTTAACAAAAAGCGTCAGTAAAACGGCTGGAAATAAAAAACAGGGTGTAAAATCGGGCTGTGAAGAAATGTTAGATGAAGATTTAATTAAGGAGAGTATTGTGCCCAATGAAAATCAACAATCGCTTACTCTTTCTAAAAAGAAAGTTACCACGCACTTTGTTCCGCCTGATATGCTTGCTATTAAAATGCTTTTTGAGATTAATTCGAATGAGGGTGATAGTTGTTTTGATACTTTAACTGATGATGAACTTAAAGAATTAATTAAGTCGTTAACCTAACTTTTCAAAATTTATGGAGGTTTTATGAACAAAAGAATAACAAATAAAGAAGAAAACAAAGAGAAATTTTTTTATTCTAAAGAAGATGATGAACTAATTGTTGAAAGTGTGCTTGAAGATTTTGCACGCCGAAAAGAAGAAAGAAAAACATTTGATTTGATTTGGCAACTAAATATGAATTTTGTTTTGGGCAACCAATACACTAGCATCTCTCCTAGTGGTGAGGTTAGTGAAACCGAAAAAGAATATAGTTGGGAGTGTCGTGACGTTTATAATCACATTGCACCAATTATTGAAACTAGGCTGGCAAAACTAAACAAAGTTCGCCCAAGCGTTAGCGTTAGGCCATTTTCAAGTGAGCAAAGCGATGTTTATTGCGCAAAACTAAGCAATGCCATTTTAGATTATACTGCTCACAAAATAAAACTGAATAAACTTATTGCCGATGCAACTGCGTGGAGTGAAGTGTGTGGCACGGCCTTTTATAAAATAATGTGGAATAGTGCACTTGGCAAGGCTATTGGCGAAAATGAATTTAAGCAAAAAATTTTTGAAGGCGATGTTGATGTTTGTGTTTGCTCGCCTTTTGAAATTTTTCCTGATTCAAATTCTGCAAGCGATATTGAAGATTGTTCAAGCATTATTCATGCTCGCATCATGCCAGCTGATGAAGTAAACGAAATGTTTGGCACCCATTTAATAGGCTCAGATAAATATGCTTTTACTCTAGACACAAATTCGTTTTTAAACGGATTTTCTGGCCGAAGCAACATAACAAAACTAACAAAATCAGTTAAGCATGACCACTGTTTAGTTATTGAAAAACACATCAAACCAACACGCGAAAATCCAAACGGAAGGCTAATTATTATTGCTGAAAACAAACTTGTTTATGATGGCGATTTGCCTTTTATAATAAGCGAAGACGGCAAACGTGGATATCCGTTCATCAGGCAGATTTCGGTTAGGGACGTTGGCTCTTTTTGGGGCGGCAGCGTGGTGGAAAGATGCATTCCAATCCAAAGGGCATATAACGCCATCAAAAACCGCAAGCACGAATATCTAAACAGGATTACGGGCGGTGTTTTGGCTGTTGAAGACGGATCTGTGGATATTGAAGACCTTGAAGACGATGGTTTAAAACCCGGCAAAATTTTGGTTTATAGAGCGGGTTCGCCAGTGCCAAGATACATGGACTCCGGCTCTGTTCCATACGATTTTAACCGTGAAGAAGATAGATTATTAAATGAATTTATCACTGTTAGTGGTGTTAGTGAGCTAATGCGAGATAGCACGGTGCCAACTGCCGTAACAAGCGGTGTGGCTTTAAGCTTATTAATTGAGCAAGATGAAACAAGGCTGGCCGTTATGGCAGAAAACATAAGGGATTCGGTTTTGGCGCTTTCGAAAATGGTTTTAAGGCTATATAAGCAATTTGCAAACACCAAGCGCCTAGCACGCATCACAGGCGATAATGGTGATATAGAGGTTTATTATTTTACGGGTGCTGATATTACCAGCCAAGACGTTGTGCTTGATACTATTAACGAACTAACTCAAACCCCTGCACAACGAAGAAGCATGATGCTAGAGATGTTTAAACTTGGCTTGTTCCACGACGAAAACGGGAAACTAAATGATAGAACAAGATATAAACTTCTGGAAGGCCTTGGCTTTGGGCTTTGGGACTATTCGCAAGACGAGCGCACATTGCAAGTTAAAAACGCAAACTACGAAAACTTGCATTTTAATTCTAACATTCGCCCAAGCGAAATAGACAACCACAGAATTCATATAGAAGAACACCGCAAGTTTATGCTAACTGCAGAAGCCAAAGAAAAAGGCGAAGAATATTTGGAAAATTTAAGAAAGCATATAGTTGCCCACAAGGCTATGCTAATGCAAGAAAACGCAATAAACAATCAAGATTAAAGGAATAGATTATGGAAGAAAATTTAAATGGGGAACAATCGCAAGAAACTGCTAATATTATGGAACTTGCCAAACAAGAAAATGAAAAAATAGAAAAAGAAGAGAATAATAGCACAGATGGCGACTCCCAATTTGGAAAGTTTAAAGATGCAAAAAGTTTACTAGATGCCTACAATAGTTTGCAGGCCGAGTTCACGCGAAAAAGCCAAAAATTATCTAAACTTTTAAGCGAAAAAGAAACGATAGAAGATAGGGCGCCAGAAAAACCAGCCGAAATCATCCCGCAGTTTAAAAAGGGAGATTGGAAGGTTAAGGTTAGTTCTTTTTTAGAAAAAACGCCTGATGCAAAACAGCACGCCAAACAAATGGCAAAAATTCTTATGGAAAACAAAGAATTAGCGTCTATTGATGGCTGCCTAGAAATAGCATATAAAATGGCAAAAAGCGAGGCAATAAAAGAACCTGCATCTTTAGCCGCAAGTGAAGAATTTTTAAAGGAATATATTGTTAATAATTCGCGCGCAAAAGAATTGATTATTAGCGATTATATCAACTCTTTAAACGATTTTTCTAGTGCCCCAAAACTAATAAGCGGGCAAGCAAAATCAATAAACGCACCAACAAAAAACAAAGTTGGAAGTTTAGAAAAAGCAAAAGAAATCACTTTAAAATTATTTACTTAAGGAGAAAACAATGATTACATTAACCAATGCAGATAAAGCACTTAAAGAAGTGTATTTAGGGGTGGTTAGCGAGCAATTAAACACATCTGTTAACCCACTTCTTGCAAAAATTAATCAAACCACCAACGATGTTTGGGGCAGTGAAATTAAAAAAGTTGCTCCATTTGGCATCAATGGTGGCATTGGCGCAGGCACCGAAACAGGCGATTTGCCAACGGCTGCGTCTAACAACTACGAACAATTTACGCTTAGCCTTAAAAACCTTTATGGCAAAATTGAAATAAGCGATAAAGCAATGCGCTCATCTATGAATTCTGCAGGCGCATTTGTTAACCTTTTAAATGCAGAAATGGAAGGCTTAATTAAAGCAAGTGCCTTTAACCTTGGCAGAATGCTTTATGGCGATGGCACAGGAAAACTAGCGCAGATTGTGGATAATGGCACAACCGAAATTGAACTAGATTCCACCCGAAACCTTGTTGAAGGCATGGTTGTGGATGTTCTTAAAAACAGCGGCACCGCCGTTTCTGGCCTTTCTGCTAAAAGAATTGTTAGCATAAATAGAACCACAAAAAAGATAACATTAGAAGGCGTAACCCTAACAGCACATGCTGTTCAAACAACACAAAACGATACCTTTTTCATTTGCGTGCAAGGCTCTTACGGCAAAGAGCTAACTGGACTTGGCGCAATTTTCACCAATTCTGGCACGCTTTATGGCCTTTCTAAATCCACATATAGCTGGCTTATTCCATATATGAGCGACTTAACCACAAACAATGCAACTGTTGATATCACCGATGTTAAAATTCAAAGAGTTTTAGATAATCTGGAAGAAACCTTTGATTCAAAAGTGGATTTTATCTGCTGCTCGGCTGGTGTTAAACGCAACTATCAAAACTATTTCAGCCAATATAGAACTAACCTAGATTATATGGATTTAACTGGCGGTTATAAGGCAATTAGTTATAGCGGAATTCCGATTGTTAGCGATAGGTTTATAGAACCAAACACAATGTATTTACTAAACACAAAAGAATTCAATTTGCATCAACTTTGCGATTGGAAGTGGCTGGAAGGCGAAGATGGCCGTGTTATTAAACAAAACGCAGGCAAGCCAACATACAGCGCTACCCTTGTTAAATATGCCGATGTTATTTGCAACAAACCAGGTGGTCAAGCGAAATTAACCGGCATAACAGAATCGTAAATTAAGGAGATTTATGAAAGAGTATTTAGAACAATACACCGATTTATTTAATATTGCATCAAGAGTTAAAGAAATAGATGAAGGATATTCTCTTTATTTTAACAAAAAAACAAAAGAGTTTGAAATTCATAACCCAAACCAGCGGGGGAATAGTTTGGTTTTTAGCGCCAGAAAAGTGGATGCAAGAATAATCAATAAACTTAAAGAAACCCGCAGAGAACGCGCCAAAGAGTTTTTTAAAAAACTAGACGAAGAAAACGAAAAACAGCGCCAAAAATCAATGCAAACAATAATTAACAATGCAAGCGATCGGCTTTGTGAAATTGCTAAATACTCTTTTATAAAAAACCGAGATTTAGAAGAAAATGAATTAAAAAAAATATTAAACATATAGGAGAACAATATGCTTAACGATTTATTAATGCTAGTTGCCACTTACCTTAATTTAGAAGATGTTAGCTCGTATATTGATGCTGTAAACACAGACGAAGAAGTGGGTGACGCTCCAAAAGACTTAACGCTTTTAATAAGGCTAGCAAACTTAACGCTTAAAACTATTACCGCCGATTATATGCCACTTTACACCGAAGAACAAGTTTATAGTGATGGCGATTGCCAGATAAATTATTCTGGTTTTTCTAAAACACCAATAAAAATTAAATCTGTTTCTTATCTTGATGGAATTAGTGCAACATTTAGGTGTTTTCCTTCGTACGTTAAGGTTGGGTATCCAAACAAAAAATATTTGGTTAAATATGCCTATGCTCCCGAAGAATTAACTGATTTAGATGACGAACTAGAAAAGCCTTTTGGTTTAAGCGCCCAGACTATTGCCTTTGGCATTTGCTTTGAATATTATATTGCAAACGAATTATATGCCGAGGCCGATATGTTTGAAGAAAGGTTTAAACAGGCAATTTTAAAAGATATTAACAGCACAAGAATTAAAGAGGTGCCAAAGAGGGGGTGGGTTTAATTGTTTTTTAAAAAACTTATAACAAAACCCAAACAAAAACTGCAAAAGATTAAAATAACCACTTTTGAAAAAGGCCTTAACTTTAAAAAAGATGAAAATATTTTGCCACTAGTTTATGCAAGTGCAGAATATAACTTTAA